CGCGCCATGGCCAACTCCATCGAAGGTGAGTCGTTCCGCTACCTCACAGACAGCAACACCCAGATCGCCATCGAGGGGCGCGGAACCCTGTACTTCCTGCCCGCCTCACCCCGCGCCGCGCGCGGCATCCCGAGCTGCTCCGTCCTGTTCATGGACGAAGGCGCCTTCCTCGACGGCGCCGCCGAGATCTACCGGGGCGCCATGCCCACCTTGTCCATGGTGGGCGACGACGCCAAGGTGATCGTCACCTCCACCCCCGACACCGAGCTCGACTGGTTCGGCCAGCTCTGGCACCAGGGCATCCCGGTCGACTGGTACGACTTCGTGCGCGAGCGCGACATCGAGGGGCTCAACAGCCGCCTCGCAGCAATCGGCGACGACTGGAACCGCGTCGCCATCCACTACAGCCAGCACCCGATCTACGGCGCCGACCCCAAGTGGGCGGACCGCACCCGCGAATCCCGCCGCATGACTCGCGCGGCATGGGACTCCGAGTACGAGCTGGCCTTCGGCGCCACCGACACCCAGGTCTACCCAACAGACCTCGTCCGCCGCGCCTCCCGCGGCTCCTGGCGCGAGTGCGGCACCGTCAACCGCACCTACGTGATTGGTGTTGACCCCAACGCCGGCGGAAACGACTACTTCGTGGCTGTCGTTCTTGACATCACCGAAACACCCTACGAAGTCGTAAGTATGTATCGAGAGAATGGCCGCAGCACAGACTACAGCTTGCGTCATGTGAAGTCCCTCATCGAGGACTACCTGCCGGAGCGGGTAATCGTGGAGAAGCAGGCCATGGGCGCCGTCATCGCAGAAGCGCTCCAGAATGTCCTACCGAACTATGCTATCGAACTTTTTAGTACATCTCGCCCCAGCAAAACCACAGCAACGGATCGCGTGCTCTACCTGCTGGAGCGCGACGAGCTGATCTTCCCCGAGGGCGCCATCGGTAACGAGCTCCGCGCCTTCCAGCACAAAGAAAGTGGGGCCCGAGAAGCCGCCCCCGGCGCCCACGACGACTGCGTGATGGCTCTGGCCTTCGCTTGCTCGCTCATACCTGAGACGCCTAACACCGCAGGCTTCTTCGCCCACATCTAAGGGGGCCTGCGACAAAACCTCTACACCCGCGCGCTAAGCCCCCGACAATGTCGCGTGCGCCGGGTGCAACCACAGCCAAATGTCGGCCTCACGCTCCGGGTCCCAAAAGGGTTGCCCCCGGAACCAGCTCGTCCAATCAGTCTCCGACCCCTTGGCCTGGTTGCACGCTGCGCAAGCCGCCACGAGGTTCTGCGCCACAGTCCGACCCCCTTTGCACCGAGGGCGGACGTGGTCCAACGTGCCCGCGGCTTTGCCGCAGTACGCGCAGACCCCATGCCAGGCATCAAGGATGCCGTTGCGAAAGCGCAGCTTGGCAGACCGTTTCGAGCAGAGGTGGGAGCCATCGATGTGATGGTCCAACATGCGCCGCAAAGCCGCTGTCCCAGCGTATGAGCGCGAGCCCAAAGAAAATGTATACCGCGTGCTTCGCTGAGCACCCATAAAATGTAAAGGCGACGGCGTGCGCTAACACCCGTCGCGTGATCAACCTGTTACCCCAGGCCGATGGACACATGGTACGAGCCCTCGCGGCGTCGCCGGGCTAGCGCTGAAGAACTAGCGCATAAAGCTATCTGGAGCAACATGCTCCAACGCTGCAATAATCCCAGGGCTACTGGTTACAGTAATTACGGAGGCAGGGGAGTTACTGTCTGCGAACGCTGGGACCCCGCTAAAGGCGGTTCGTACATCAATTTTATAGAGGACATGGGCTATAGACCTAGCGTCTATCATCAACTTGACAAAGAAGCAGTCCGAACCAACAACCTTGTCTATGGGCCTGCCACCTGTAAATGGGTTCACCGGCGAGAAAACCTAAGCTCGGGTCGTCGGCGCTCCCCAAAAGTTGGCGACAAAACGCCACGTTTGCGCGACAAACCCTCAAAAGTTGGCGAGAAAAAGTCAACCATTTACTGGTTTATACCACCTTCTGAACGACCCGCACACTTTTAACCGAAACTCATACACTTTGAACAGCCCCACCCGCCGTTCCGGCCGTGACTACTGCTAATACTGATACCTTCCGGAACGATGGCGCACTTGTTAACGTCCTCACCGGCATGGGTACGGGGACAAAAGACAAGACGATCTACACAGGAGTAGCGTCTAAAACGCTGCTAACCGAGTCCGAACTCGAAGCGCTCTACGGTCACGGCATCCCGCGGCGTTACGTCGACTGCATCGCCGACGAGATCCTGCGCCACCGCACCACCATCTCCCTGGGCGGCGACGACGATCCCAACGCCAACGACACGATCTCGGCCTTCGAGGAGTACCTCAAGGCCACCGAGTTCCACCAAGCCTTCTCCGAGGTCGTCAAGCTCCAGCGCCTCTACGGCGGCGCCGGCCTCGTGCTCCTGATCGACGACGGCCTCCCCGAGGAGGAGCCCGTGGACCCCGCGCGCATCCGCGCCATCCGGGGCTACATCCCCCTGTCCCGCCACAACCTGATCCCCGAGGACTTCTCGATCACCGACTACTCGAAGCCCTCGCACTACCGGATCACGACCAGCCAGCGCCTGACCTCAGACCAGCAGAGCAGCTACGTCAACCTTCGCATCCACGCCTCGCGCGTCGCCCGCTTCGACGGGCTGTACCTCCCCTGGAACATGCGGGTCCGCAACACCGGCTGGGGCATGAGCGTCCTGCAGCTGGTCTGGGAGTCGTACAAGCGCTACGAGACCGCGATGTCCGGGCTGGAGTCGATGACCAGCGACGCGGACATGTTCGTCCACAAGATCCCGGGCCTCTTCCAACGGATCGCTTCCGGCAACGAGAGCGACCTGCGCAAGCGCCTCGAAGCCAACAGCCTCAGCCGCAGCGTCTACGGCGGCATGGTCGTCGACGTCGAGGAAGACCTGCAGTTCCTCAACCGCGCCCTCTCCAACATCGCCAGCGCGACGGACCCCTTCGTTAAGGATCTCCAAGCCGCCACCGGTTGGCCCGCCACGATCCTGATGGGCGAGTCCCCGGGCGGCCTCGGCAAAGAGGGGCGCTACGAGGAGCGCGTCTGGTCCTCCCTCGTCGAGCAGTGGCAGGAGGTCTACTGCCGCACCGCCATTACCGAGGTCTTCCAGTACGTCCTCGCCTCGCGCGAAGGCCCCACCCGAGGCCGCGTCCCCGAGTCTTGGGCCGTTCACTTCCCCAGCGTCTTCACCCAAACCGACGAGGAGAAGGCGGCGCTCCGCCTGCAGGTGGCCCAGGTCGACGCCCAGTACGTCAACCTCGGCGTCCTCAACGCCATCGAAGTCCGCGAAGCGCGCTTTGGCGGCACCGAGTACTCGATCGACACCACGCTCAATGAGGTAGTGAGTGAACAGCTCGTCGCCCAGGCCGACGCCTCGTTCCAGAGCCAGATGATGGGGTACGAAGCCCAGGCCCAGGCGCTGCAGAACCCGCCGGATACCGAGGAACAAGGCGCCGAGGCCACCGAGCCCGATGCTCCTCAACCCGCGGCCCAGGCCAAGCGCGACGTCTTCGACGCCTACGAAGCCCACGGCCTGCGCATCCGCGTCACCCACACCGCCGGCGAGGTCAAAGCCGGCCATCTCGTCGGCCCGGACGGCCAGCGCACCGACGCGAGTGCAGCGGCACCGCTGATGGTTTTCGGCCCCCACCGCGCCAAGGCGTACAAGCTCTACCGAGCGCGGTTCGACGTCGGCGACGGTGAGCTCATCGACGGCCCCTATGTCGCGGGCTTCGCCTCGATGCGCGCAGCCCGTTCCGGAATCGCCGCGCTATTCCCCCGGCAGAATGTGGCAGGACTCTCCCCTGTCCCCGAGGGCGAAGTCGAGGCTCTTCGCGCCAGCTGGGAGACGTACTGATGGACAACCTGACTCCCGAAGGCTTCCGCACCGCCGCGTATCTCGCCGCGAAGGCACGGATGGATGCGCGCAAGACCTCGCGCGGTGTGAATTGCAACCCACCCAACGTTCGCTGCGGCAACCGCTGCATCCCCCCGTCCTGGGATTGCCGGCTCAAAGGTGAGGGAGCAGACCCTCACCTCCGGGCCGTCAAGACCGACCCACTCGGGGGATTTGCCAATATCCAACGGGGTATTAGCCGCATCAGTCGCGGTGTCGTCAAAGGCAACTTCTCTGAAGTCGAAGGTGGCAAACGCGCGATCATCCGTGGCACTGTCAAGGTTGCACCCGGTAATATCCAGCAGAAGAAAGAGCTCCAGAAAAAGCTAGAAGACCGCACACGCGCCATCGGCATCGGTCTCGCTGTCGTCACAGGCGGCCTCGGAATTCACGCTCTTCTGATGAAGAGCAACACCTTCGGCTACCGCGATGGTGTGGGTGCAAATATCAACAACTCGGTGCGGCTGGGCATTAGCAAGATCCTAGATGCCACTCCAATCATTGGCTCGAACCGTGCCCGAACAAGGGCCAACGTCCAAGCCGGCGTTCAAGAAGCGGTAGCCCGCACCGCCAACCCTGTCTCGGCTGTGCTGACGGAACAGCTGGCTCGGACAAAGGCTGCGGCGGCAGACCAAGGCGACCGAGCCCGACTCGTCGAGGCTTTGAACAGGGTCAACGCCGCCCACTCCGGGGCTAACGCAGAGTTCGCTGAGTGGGACCGCGCCCACCAAAGCGCGTTCTTCACCCAAACAACGAAGTACAAAGGCGAAGACGTCAACATCTTCGCGCGTCCTGCCACGGACGAATTCCTGGCACGGCAATTTAAGCTCCAAGGCGATGATGTACTGACCTCAAAATCAATCAAAGATGCCGTAGAACGTCAGCTCACTTCCTACAAAACAGACCTTTATGACTTGGCTCAGCAACAAGGCTTCAAAGTCAAGGTCAACGGGCAGTCACGTTCTCTTGAAGGTACCGAACGCCGCGATTTCATTAAGGGCCTGGTCAGCACAAGCTACCCAGCCCGTCAGGGGAATGACAAGGTACGCAAAGCCCTGACGCAACACCTGGAGGACACCTTGACAAGGTCTCCAAAAGGCATCGCTGACCAGCTCTACCGTGACACGTACAAAGGCTTTGGCGAGTACTACAAAAGTCAGGCCGACGTCATTGGCACAGCAACAGCTGTAAGCAAGCTGACTGCAGAGCAACGTCAGATCGGAGTCTCACAGACCTTGGCCGGTGGGCGCCAGGCGCGCGCCCAGTTCTTGATGGACATCAGCGCCACCCAGGCAGGCAAGCAGGTCCGAGGTCCTGCCCACGCTGAGCTAGCCCTACTCGACTATCACGCTCAATCAGTCCGCACCGGACCGCGCCGCGCGTACACGGTCACTGATCGCCTGGCTGCGGCTGCCGCTTCCGAGATCGCAGGGCGCCCGGTCGGCCGTTCCGAAGCTTTCCAGATCTTGGAGCGCGAGGGTTTCAATCTCGCTGTGCCCAGCAACCCATTGTCCCGCCCCCGCACTCGACCCATGTCCGAGGGAGAAGCGGTCTACCAGCTCATGCGCGAGAACCCTGGGATGTCGCTCCAGGCGGCCCGCAATCAAATCAAGCGGCAGCGCGGCGACTCCACCGAGCACGACATTCCCGTGCGTGTTCGCGTTTATCTCGCCGCCCGCGCCGACTTCAAGGAGAGCAACCGCCTGGGAAAGCCCTGTGGGGCCAGCCACATCCCTAAGGCACATGAGTGCCGAAAAGGCCAGGCACCCGCACCCTCGACCCAGCCCGCTGATCGGCGAAAACAAGCTGCGGTCATTGCCGCGGTCGCAGGTGGTGCGCTCGCCATCGCTGTTGCAGGCAGCGTCGCCTACAACATCAAAAACCTCAGCGACCCCTCCAAAGCACCTTTAACAGCTAGCCCTTCCATTAAAGACTTGACTCGTCAAATGAAAAAAGAGTCAGGCTTCAAATCTACAAGTGAGGCCATGGGGTATTACTACACCCAGAAGTCTGGCCTCAAACCCGGCGACGTCGTGTACTTCCGGCACGAGAAAGACCCCGCCGCTCATTTTGGTGTCTACCTAGGTGAAGGTAAGGATGGCATTGTCCGTGCCGTCATCGCTAACACCAACGAATCGCGCTTCAGTTGGACGGACATTGCCGAGATCGGAAGCACCAAGCCCGGCATCAAGACTTCGCAGGCTGCGATGACGCCTCTTCAAAAAGCTCCCCGTCCCAGCTTCGCTGACGGACGCGGGGCATCCTTCACAAACGAAGAAGTTGTCAGACGCGCCATCCGCATCGCGGGCACGGACTACAAGTTCACCCTGACCAAGGACAACTGCGAAGCCTTGGCGAACGGCATCGCCTACGGCGTCCCTCAATCCGAGCAACTGCAGCGGTTCCGCCGCGCCACCCGAGCCGTGGTCGACCTCAGTGTTACCCGCGGCCAACGGCGCGAAGCTCGCGAAGCGATCTACCAGGGCAAGGCCCAGGGCCGCAGCTACACCGCCGCCGAGTTCGTCACCTTCCTCGAAGGCAAGCGGGAGTTCAGCTCCTACGTCGGTCGCGATCTGTCTGAGCAGTACTCGCAGTACTTCCAGCGCGCGCGGGCAGACGCCGAAGACGGCGGCGCTCGCGGCCTGATCACCGTGGATGAGCTCTGGGCGCGCATCAAGCCCTATGGCCCGGCTATCCGTGCCCAAGCCATGGGCGACTACCTCTTCCTCCGGCGGTCGCTGCTCGAAATGGAACGTGGACGTCCTTGAGCGCTACAACCAGCTGCTCCGCAGCACCGAGGACGGCACCCTGCGCCTCCTGAACCGGGTGCTGGATCAGAGCTTCAACCGCCTGGTGCGCCGCGCTCGGGTTCACATGCGCGCCGGCTACACCGACCCCGCGCAGCGCAACCTCGCGTTGCTCCAAGAGTTCCGCCAACTCGTTCCGGCGTATCGGCCCGATCGCGTCGACGCCTACGACCGGGTCCTCCGCACCCTGCTTGGAGAAGCCAGCACCCGTGGCCTCGAAGTCGCCGATGAGCTGACAGGCCAGATGGCGCCCGGTCGTCCTCGCGTCGACGTCTCCATTCCCCTCGAAGCCACGGTCTCCGCCGCCGGCCAAGCTCGGGGCTACCTCACCCGTCACGGCGCCGACTTCGCCCAGAAGTCAGCCGAGGTCATCGCTCAGGGCATCGCCGAGGGCCGCCCCACCGACGCCATGGTCCGCGACATGCGCCTGCGCCTCGGTGTGGTGAAGTCCCGGGCCGAAACCATCATCCGCACCGAAGCCCTCCGCGCCTACAACGACGCCTCGAATACCTACTACGCAGCGCAGGGCATCGATCTTTGTATGTGGTACGCCACCGCTGACGATCGCAGCTGCGTCGTCTGCGCCCCGAGAGCGGGCAAGATCTTCAAGCGCGCTGAAATCAAAGCTCCTTGCCACCCGCGTTGCCGGTGTTACCTCGCACCTTGGGACGCTGACTTAGCTGCTATCGACAGCGACTACGCCGCCCAGCGCGAAAGCCACGCCAAGGAAGTTGCTAAGGCATACACACGCGTTTCCACCGAGCCCGTCAACCTCAATCGCGCTGCAGTCTTCGAGCAATTCGCTCCAACTCCAGTTAGCTGAACTCCATACACTGGGCTATCCGGAACCGGGCGGACGCGCCCTGTAGCCATGCCCGCTGCCACTAAAAAGCGCCCGCCCCTGGAGATGGAGCCCGGCGAAGGCAGAGCTCACGAGATGAGCGAGACCCCCGAGGAAGAGATCCGCGAGGGCGCCGAACCTGACGACAAGCCCCACTCCCGCAAGCGCAGTGCCAAAAACGCCAAGCGCACCAAAGCCCCGATGGACAGTGACTGCGGTTGCGGCGCCAAGAAGGGTGAGAAGTGCTCCTGCGACGGCGGTTGCGGCAGCGGCTACGCCAAGAAGATGGACCGCCACGACGCCCTGACCCCTCAGGAGTATCTCGCCGCCTGCGAGCTCGGCATCCAAGGCCGCAGCCGCGCCTACATCCGCTCCCGCCTCGACACCGCCATGAACCTCACTCCTTCCACCGTCCGCAACGACCTCAAGTGCGGCAAAGGCAGCATCTCCGAGGGCGAGAAGTGCACCAAAGGTGCGGCAACAAAGGCAGAGCCGTCCCTTCGCGATCTTCGGAATGACCCTTATGGCAAAAACAAGAAGTTTTGGGCAACCCCAGGATCTACAAAAGGAGCCGGCAACAAGATCAAACGCGCTGGTGAGTTTGCGGCCAATCTTGGCGCCGGTGTTGCCGCAGGCGTGGGGGGCATGCAAATAGTAGAAGGTATAATGACGGGGAATATAGGCAAGGCATCACGCGGTCTTAGAAATTACAACTTGGGCCTTGCTGCGGGAAGTCTTGCGGGTGCTTCGCGGGCGGCCCGTCAAGGCAACAAAAAGCTTTCCAAGGAATACGCGGCTCAAGCAGGCAAGCTCGCTGCGTTCGGCGTCGGGCAAGAGGCCGCCCTTGGTGCAGTGGCCGGCTTCAAGCGTGCAGGCGGCGCTGCAGGTGTTGGCCGCAGCGCCCGCCGCGCCTACCAGGGAGCTCGGATGCGCGCTGCCGGTATGCGGACGATGAAGCGCGACTCCATCTACGCCGCCGGCTTCTCCCCCGAGCTCGATCAACTCGCCATCTGAGCCATGGCCCTGACCCCCGCAATGCTTCGCCTCGACGCCCAGGGCGTCGCTTGTGGCCAGGGGCATATCCCCCGAGGGCGGAAGTGCCACAAAGGCGGCGCCTTCCCCACGGGCAAGGCCATGGTGGCTGGCCTCACCGTCGCTGCTGTGGGCGCTGGCGCGTACGCGCTCTCTCGCAGGGGGCGCGAGGCCGGCACCACCACCCCCGCATCGTCGGGGCCGCCACGTCTCCCCGGTCTGACTCCCCGAGCGCTCCTTTCCCCCGCGCCCCCACGCCAATCCAAGACCCAGCGCATGCGCGCCAACACTGCTGGAGCAGTACGCAAAGCAGAGGGGCGCATAGCCCAGACCGCTCGCGAAGAAGTCCGCCGCGTTGCTCAGATCGGCAACACCATGGCTGCCGCCGGTGAAGCGGCGGGCATGGCTACCAAGACCACCCTGCGCGAGCTGCGTCTCCGCACCGAGGCCGCCCGCCGCCGCTTTGAGCCCGGCTACCGCGCGCCGGACCAACGCCGTCTTTCCGGTGGGGTCCAAGCCCAGCTCCCCCAGAGCAACCCGCAACCGGAAGCCATTCCCTTCGACCCACGCACTGGCCAACCGCGCCGGCGCAAAGCTCGCGGCTTCGGCCGAACCGACAACTACATCCAGCACTACGCCCCGGTCCAACTGCAACCCCCGACCCGTCGTGATGCCTGCTGGGAGGGCTACGTCCAAGCCGGTATGAAGCGCAAGGGCAAGCGCGAAGTGCCCAACTGTGTCCCCGCTTCCTCCGGGCTCAGCAAGCCCCGAGCTCAGAAGGACACCGAGGACGGCAAGAAGTACTCGAAGACCGTCACCAACCCCGAAACCGGCCGCAAGAACACCGTCCGCTTCGGCGCCAAGGGCTACCGCATCGCCCCCGGCACCGACAAAGGCGACCGCTACTGCGCCCGCAGCTTCGGCGACATGAAATCCGAGGGCTACAACTGCGCCGGCGCTGAGCGCAACACGCCGCTCTGCCTCTCCCGCGCCAAGTGGAAATGCTCCGGCAAAACCAGCCGCCGCGACGCCTGTCTGACGCCGGGAAAGTCCTAGCCCTACCGCGAATCGACGCCCCCGAGGGCGGTCACGGAAAGCCCTGCGGCAAATCCCACATCCCCAAGGCGCATAAGTGCAGCAAAACGGGCTCGAAGCTTGGGCGCAATGTCGCGCTAGCTGCTGGCGCAGTCGGTATCGCTGCTATAGGCGCCGCGCTCTATGCAAAGCGCCCGAAGCTGTCCCGAGCAACACGTGAAGCGCTCAAGGCAAACGAAACTGTTTCCGCGCTTGACGTACTTAGCACCAACAAGAAAAAAGACATTGTTACCGCTAAGTTCAAAGCCGCCGACGAGTACATCAGCCTCAGCACAGCCATAGGGCGTGACATCGAGGTGCGCGCCGAAGGCCACGGGGATGACTACATCATTACATTCAGAGTCGATAAGAGCCTTACTCGCACCACTCCGGCCACGGTGGCAGACACCAGGGCGATCCTCAACCGAGTACGCGAAATGATCACCGAGCAAGTGCCGCACCTACCTCGGGACGCACAGCTGTACGCAGAACCCGTATCAGCGGATGGAAGCGACCGAGCTCGTCGCGCCATCTATGAACGCTGGGGTTTCCGTGATGCCGGCGATGGTATCGGGCTCCGCATGCCCGTGTCCGAGTGGCGCGGCGCATCGACTACCTAACTCCGCAGACTGACCCCAGATCCCCCGAGCGCGCGTGCCATCCACCGAGGTGAAACCCCCGAAGCCCCCCGAGCACGCCTTCACCCGCCTCTGGTTCTGGAACAACGCCGGCGCTCAGACGCTCCTCTGCCCCGTCCACGAGGCCACCGAGATCAAGAACCGCTTGATCGCCGAAGGTGCGGTGGTATGGCACACCGAGGTCTACAACGCTTAGATCCCCTGGATCAGATCCTGCAGCGAAATCCGATAAAGCTCGCTCAAAACGAACAACTTTGAGAGGGGGATCTCAACTTCTCCCTGTTCCAGACGACTGTACGCCGCCTGACTCACACAAAGTGCTTCTGCAACCTGCATCTGTGTGAGCCCTGCGTGCTCCCTTAAGCCGCGAATACGACGGCACATCGCTAACTGCCTGTGGATCGCCACCTACGCCTTATCCGCTAGCCGTTTAAGCCTACTCGTTACACCAAAACCCCGTAATCTGGTCGCGTGGAAACATCTTCTGCCTACCGCTTCGACTTCGCCCCCATCACAGGGAGCGAAACCACCGATGAGGGTTACCTCCGCGTCTGGTGTCGTGCGGCGCGCACGGGCACTCAGCTCTATCGGCGCGCAGATGGCTCGCAAGTCCGTGAGTACCGCCCTCCTGACGAGGTCGGCTCCCCGGACTCGCTCTCCACGTTCGGCATGAAACCCGCAACGTGGGGCCACCCCCCGGTCCTTCTCGACTCGGCGAACACCAAGCAGTACCAGATCGGCTACTCCGGTAGCCAAGTCCGGTACAACGATGGCTTCGTCGAAGTCGCCCTCGTCGTCACCGACCAGGACGCCATCGAGAAGATCAAGCGCAAGGACGCCACCGAGGTGTCCGCTGGCTACAAGGTCGACTTCGACCCAACCCCCGGCATTACCCCCGAGGGCGAGGAGTACGCCGGCATCCAGCGCAACATCCGGGTCAACCACATCGCCATCGTTCCCCGAGGCCGGGCTGGCCCCGAGGTACGTCTGCTCCTCGATCGCATGGACGCGGCTGACGCCATCTCCAGCGATTGGGAGCTCGTCCGCGAAAGCGGACAGGCGCTCCAGCCCAGTTCACCTGCATCTCCCGTTATGGCCACCGTCAAACTCGACGGCCTGGAGATCGATCTGCCCGCAGAAGCAGCAACGGCGGTCCAGTCCTTCGCACGGGACATGGAGCGCCAATTCAAAGCTGTCTCCACCGAGCGCGACACCCTCGCCGCCCGCGTGGACTCCCTGCAGTCAGACCTCGACTCCATCGCCTACGAAAAGGAAGCCGCCGAAGGCCGCGCTGATGCTCTCGAAGAGCGCATCGCCGAGCTGGAATCCGGCTCCTCGCGCGTGGACACTGCCGAGCTCGACGTTCTCGTCGCTCAGCGCCTCGCCACGCTCCAGCGTCTCGCCCCCGCCTTTGCCGAGGACTTCAAGTTCGACGGCATCGACGACGACGCGCTCTACACCCAAGCCTTCGAGAACCTGACCGGTTCCGCCCCCCGCGAAGACGCCGCCCCCGCCTACATCCAAGGCGTGGTTGACGGCATCCTCGCTGCCCGCGCTGACTCCGATGAGGAAGAAGGCGAGGGCGAAGAGGAAGCCCCCGAGGGCGGCGAAGAAGGCGATTCCAAGGAAGACGCCGACGACGCTCGCGGCGACAGCACCGCCTCCCTGCGCGATGCCCTCCGCGGCGCCGGTCAGCCCCAAGCCAGCCCGGTCGAGAGCTACCGCTCCCGGCAGGCGGAAGCCTGGAAGCGTCCCCTCACCGCCACCAAGTAAGGAGTTCCTTCCATGGCCGTTACCTTCACCGCCACTACCGTCGCCAACCCCTCCGGCGTCCAGGGTTCCTACCCCCAGGCCCAAGTCAAAGGGCACGAGGGCATGATTGCCGACCTGCAGGCATACGTGTCTCGCAGCTTCCGCAACCAGTCCGGCGCCGCCATCCCTTACGGGGCACTGGTGATGACCGACAACGCTCCCACCAGCAACGACGCACTGGCCGTCGAACTGGCAACCGGCACAACCCTGATTCAGGGCATTGCCGTGAGCTCGCTGACCACCGAGGGCGCCACTCTCGGATCCTCTTACACCCCCGTTCCGACTCCTTACTACTCCGATGGCCGCATGGGCTATCCGGACAAGGAAACCGTGAACGTCGTCTCCAAGGGCGTTGTGTGGGTGTACTCCGTCGATGCAATCGCAATCGGCGACGCTGTCCGCTTCTACAAGGCTGACAACTCCGGCACCACCGCTGGCGCATTCCTCGGTCGCTTCGGCAAAACCGCCGCGGCTACCAAGACCGTTCTGGTCGCGGGCGCCCGTTGGGTCTCGGAAACCACTGCCGCGGGTCTGGTTCTCCTCGAACTGGACATCCCCGGTCAGACCTACACCGCCGACTGATCTCGGAGCTTCCTCCCATGACCACCGAAATCCGTAACGACGAGGTCGGCGTCTTTCTCGCCCGCGAGCTGGAAACCATCCTGGCCCGCACCTTTGAGGTCGAGTACGCCGACATCAAGTACAGCTCCCTGATCCCGATCTCCACCGAGGTCGGCCCGGGCGCTGACTCCTTCACCTACCGAGTCTTCGACAAGCAAGGCTCGATGAAGGTGATTGGCGACAAAGCCCAGGATCTGCCCCGCGCCGACGTCCTGCGCAAAGAGGTCACGCACCCCGTGCGCAGCCTCGGCGCTTCCTTCGCCTACACCATCCAGGAAACCCGTGCTGCCGCCATGGTGCCCGGCATGAACCTGGAGCAGCGCCGCGCCAACGCTGTGCGCCGCGCCTACGAGGAGAAGGTGCAAGAGATCGCCTTCTTCGGCGACGCCCCCTCGGGCATGAAGGGCTTCTTCAACAACGACCAGATCGACAAGCTTGTCCCCGACAAGTGGTTCGACACCGCCGGTGTAACCACCGACGAGATGCTGGCCCTGCTGAACGAGGCCCCGACCCGCCTGGTGCAGAACTCCAACATGAAGGAGATGCCCCAGACGATGCTGGTGCCCTACAACGTGTACCGCATCATCTCCACCACCGCCCGTTCGACCACCTCGGACACCACGGTGATGGAGTTCTTCCTGCGCACCAACCCGATGATCTCGGCCATCGAGCCGATCAACGAGCTGGAAGCCTCGAAGTCCGGCGGCGCCCTCTCCAAGGACCGGATCATGGTGTACGACCGCAGCCCCGACAAGCTGCAGCTGCACCTCCCCCAGCCCCTGGAGTTCCTGCCTCCCCTGCGTAACGCTCTGGAGTTCTCCGTGGCCGCCCACGCCCGTATCGGCGGTCTGGCCATGTACTACCCCAAGAGCGCCATGGTGCTCGAAAAGGCGTAAATCTTTCGTCTTTTCCAACCCAGTCAGAATGGGTTTATTCCATCTCTTCACCTGATCATGATCATCGTTTACCGCCCCGAACTCGAAAATCCTCCGATGGACAAGGAGTGCACCATCGGCTTCTCGTTCGTGGGCGGCGGCGGTCTGTCCGACCACATCCAGGTGCAGTCCGGGGTCACCCGCGACTTCCCCGAGGACGTGTGGGACAAGATCAAGGACTACGACGTGGTCAAGAACCTCCTCAAGCTCGGTGCCTTGCGCATCGAAGCCGAGGAGTCGGCACCTGAGGCCCAAGCACCCGCGATCAAAGCTGATTCGATTGCCGACATCGCCCTGACCGAGGCCCTGAGCCTCATCGAGGCGAGCTTCGACATCGACCAGCTGCGTCGCTGGGACGCCAAGGACGCCCGCATCCGGGTGAAGAACGCCATCGCCAAGCGGATTACCGCCATCACTGAAGGCCAAGGCTGATGACTGCCCCCACGACTAACGCGTTTCTCCTCCGCTTCCCCGAATTCAGCGAGCAATCGCTCTCGGTGGTGGAAGGCGCGCTGGCCGAAGCCGGGCGCACCGCGCCCTCGGCTAACTGGGGAACCACTCACACCGAGGCCGTCAGCTATCTGGCTGCCCACCTCTTGGCGACGCGCACCATGCAACTCGGCCTGCAGGTCGGAACGATGTCCGGCTCCCCTACCGGGAGCCTGCTCGAATCCAGCCTCTACGGCCAGGAGTACAAGCGGCTGCTCTCCCAGCTGCCACTTAGTGGTTTCGCCCTCTAACCATGGCGATCTCGGCCTCGACTGTTGCCGCCTACGCCCCCTGGGGTAACGCCCAGTTGGCATTCGATGTCAGCACCGGCTACGCCGCCACCGACCCGAACACCGGCAACACGATCCAAGCCACCGAGACCGTGGAGTATCTGGCTGCCCTCACCCTCCAGGCCCCTACCTGGAAGGGTGAAACGGGGGCCGACACCACGACCTACTCCTGCCGAGGCCGGCTGCTCAGTCCCTCCACCCTCGACCCGCGGATTACCAACGGCTCCCAAGCCGACTGCACGATCAACGGCTACCGAGGGCGTTTCGAGCTCGTCTTCGACTTGACCATGGACTCGGCGCACCGCCGCGATCTGCGGCAACAGCTCGAAGGCATCTTTCGTGTCGTAGGGGGCCCGACCTGATGGCCCGCCCGCAACGCGAACTGAGCCGCCAGCTCGAAGTCGCCACGGCCAAGGCCGTGCGCCAACTCGGCACCTGGCTCGACACCCGCTTCACCGAAGAAATCTCCGCCGTGAAGTGGGAGTTCCCGACCCCTCCCAAGGTGCGGGACATCGTGGACACCGGCCGTCTGCGGGCCAGCCAGACACGCGTCGTTAACTCCGACGGCTCGATCACCTTCACCTGGCCCGTCGAATACGCCGGCCAAGTCCACGAGGGCGGGGTCTCCACAACCGGACTCCGCTTCCCTGGCCGTCCCTGGACCAAGGCCCCTCTTGAAGAGGCCCCCGCCAAGTTCGGCCAGCTGCTGCGAACCGCTATCGAGGAGCAGCAATGACGATCTCAACGGCCTACCCGCCCGTCACCGCCCTGCGCACGACGATCGAGCGCCACATCCTCGACCTCTACGAGGTCGACGGCACAACGCTCAAGGCATACACAGCCTGGCCGGGCTACTACAGCCTCCCGGACAACAGTCGCACTCCCGCGGTCTACGTCACCGGCGCCTCGATGGTTCCCTCCAACTGGGCCATCGCCGGCATCGAGTGCACGATCGACGACGTCCCCGAGATCGTCTGTCCTGGTTCCATTGGCGCCGTCGTCTCCTACGAGCGATGGAAGGTGCGCTTTACCAACTACGGAACCAAGGAAGGCACGCGCATGGCGACCTCCATGCTCGACATCAGTCGACGCCTAGCCCGCGCCTTCCCGCGGGACCGAACCGTGTACCTGCCGCGCACCGAGGTCACGTTCGAGACCCTGACGGTGTCCGTCCTCGGACCCGTGTTGAACCCCCCGATCCCCTAAGGAGTCACCACCATGGCCGACTACGCCATCGGGCTTTCGTTCCACAAGGCCAACCGGACCATCGTCCGCGCCGTGGGACTGACTGCCCCTGCCCGCTACTTCGCTACCCGCGACACATCCGGGAACATCACCCTGCCGACGCTGAACACCGGCGACGGCTACGTGGAGATGCAAGGCATCTCGCAGACCAGCTTCCAGATCAACGACAACAACCAGGAGTTCCGTCTCCTGGGCGATGACGGCTGGATGGACAGCGTGATCACCGGCAGCTCGGTGCAAGCATCGGTTACCGCCTACTTCCTGCGTAACACCGAGATTCCCAGCGGTCAGATCACCCCGAGCTTCTTCGGTAGCTACGACGAAGGCTTTGACCTTATCCAGCGCAGCCGCTACGACAAGAACTTCGAAGTGTACTTCGAGTTCCTGAAGGAACTGGGCCAAGCCAACGGCACCTCAGGCAACTACATCTACGACTTCACCGGCTTCAACGCCGTGCTCCAGAACTACCAGGAGCAAATCAACGCCGAAGGTCTGACCGAGGTCTCCTTCGACCTGATGAGCCGGGGTCGGCCTGTGTTCGGCAAGTACGACGCCGGTTCCACCGCCATCAGCTTCGGTGGTGTTCAGTCCAGCCTGCTGTTCCTGGTGGCTGGTACCCGTCAGGCTGCTGTGGTACCCGCCGACAACGCCTCGGCTGTCGCTACTTCCAGCACCGTCACGGTCACTTATACCTCCAACGGCACTGCAGCCTTGTCGAACCTGGCCCTCGGCCAGACCGACGGTTCCGGCTTCCGCTTGGAAGTGGCCTCGACCGGTGCCCGCGTGGCCTGCACGGTCGCACTCGGTGGCGCCGGCACAAACGTCGTGACGCTGACCCCCGGTGGCGCCCTGAGCGCCGGCACCATCTACCGGCTGAAAGTGGCAGACGGCGCCATCACCCAGGTGGTGGGGGGCGTGAAGCGCCCCATTCAGGGCGTTACCACCGAGTTCCGCACGGCCTGATCTATCCCCCCGAGCTCGTATCACCAGGCCCCTCATGGGGCCTTTTTCATGCCATGGCCCAGTACGACCTGCTTGTCGACGAAGACTGCCTTGTCTTCGCGGTCAACTGCCAGGAGGAAGGCTCCACCCTCCACTGCGGAGCCCTCTACCTCGAACCCCTGATCCCCAACCAGCTTATACGCCTAGCGTATGGCGACGCTAGATTTGAGGTTGAACTTCCTGCAGAGCTGATCAACCAGCCTGATCCGTACAGGGCCTGGCAGGTTGCTCTACCGATTCGCGATGAGTAAGTACGCCAGCCTCCTTTTCCCCGCCGAGAAGTACCACGAGATCGGCCCCTTCCGTTTTCCCATCTATAACGACCTCGTTCCTGGTGAAGCCAAACAGATCGAGGCCATTTCGCGTAAGCAGTCGCGCTCTACTTTCGCATCGATCAAGCTGGCACAACGTATTGCCAAAGACAAGGGTATAAGTACCAAAGAAGCCGTCGAGCTGCTCGGAAACACCAGCGAGGACAACCAAGACCTCCTCTACGACTACGCTTCCGAGCTCGAAGAGCTCCAAAAGAACAGTGTCGGCGCTGTTGAGCAACAGGTTGCCTTCGTGACCCTGTTCATGCAGTACCGCGCCGAGGTCAAGCTCCCTAAAGCAAAGGACTGGCAGCGGGTCGACGACTGGACCGAGGCGGACACTGAAGCGATGCCCTCCAAGGTGATGGAAGACGTGTTCCGCATGATCGGGTGGGAGCGTGACGGCTGGCCAGAGCCGGAAACCGAGGGAAAGCCCGAGGGCGAGGAGGAGCAGGAGTTCAGCCCACCCCCGAGCAAATCCTGAAGGCGTGCGAAGACCAGCTCCGCACCCGTGAAACGAACTGGGATGAGGTTTACTTCCGCCTCCGGACCTCCCCCCTTGGGGACGACTTCCCCCGAGAGCGTTTCTTGCGCACGCCGGTCGGCACCATCCGCTGGGTACTCTCTCAACTGAGCGACCGCGAACAGGCTGACGCCAATCTGCAGGCGCTACCAATCGCCCGGCTGACCCAGATCGTGATTCAGGTCGCACACGGCTTCTCCGGCTCCAAACGACAGGCACCCAAGATCGAAGCGAAAGCCTTCTTGCCGTACCCGGATTGGCGCCCGGGCGGAGTTGAGGCTGACGGACCGGACAACCCAACGAAGTTCGTCCTCACCGAGCTCGCCAAGCGGCGCGCGATTCCGGTCCATGTCTTCGCTGCGCTGATGAGCCCGATCGAACAGCGGCCGTAACATACGGTTAACGGATAGGGCGACGCAGTGGCTGATTTTCAGCTGAAGGTTGTAGCTGAAACGCAAGACGCGGAAAAGCGCCTCCGCGACATTGAGAAGACTGCTGATGAGACGACAAAAGCTCGTCAGATAAAGATTGAGATACCTAATTACACTCAACTACACAAAAACTTTGAAGACTTAAAGAAAGACGTATCAAGTGCTGCTAATACTATCCAGCAGTTTTATCGAGTTGCGGCTCAGATCCCTGGTAGCCCAATCCAGCAAATCAATGAAATGGGGACGCAACTAAAGAATGTTGCAGTCGCCGCTAACGAATCACGTAAGAGCGTCGGAGACGCAGGTGATGTGATCAAAGGGTCTCTCCAGACAGCGGGCGATGCGGCTGGGGCCTTGGTCGGCAAACTCACCCGCATTGCCTTCAGCCTTTACGTTATTAACGAAGCCGCACAAGCAGTGCAGCAAGCATTCGGCGGGCTGTTCAAAGAGACGATAGGCCGTGAAGTAAAGCTACGTGAAACTATACTGAAGACTCAAACAACTCTAGCATCAACCAGCAAAGTCTTTCGAAATGGCAGCGAGATAACAGACCCCTATCAAAAAATTGTATCTCTAACTGGGGCCGTCAGAAAGAATATAGACAGCATTCGAGAGCGGTCAATCGAACTAGCTGGTGTCACCTCCAACGAGGTTATCGAGGTCTTCGGGATTGTGGCCTCGCAAGTGGGCCAGATCGGCGGGGGGTTAAAGGAAGCCGAAGACCTGGCCATAAACTTCGCTGCCGCACTCGGTACGTTCGGCATCCCACTCTATCAGGCTAGACAGGAAATCGGCTCGATCCTGCGCGCGGATATCACGCAGGACTCCTATCTTGCAAAGGCGCTTGGGATCACCAATGACGACATAACAAAGGCCAAGACAGAATCCGGCGGAGTAGTGAAGTTTCTACAAGATAGATTGGCAGCAGCCGTCGCGGGGCAGAAGATAGCGGCCCAAGGATTTTCTGGCGTTGTTTCTAACCTTCGTGACATCAGCGAATTGGTGAGCCAGAGCTTTGGCAAGGGCTTACTTGACCCGTTGCTCACAGGCTTAACAGAAATCTTCAACTTCCTATTCAAGATACGCGAGCAACTATTCGCCATCGCAGAGAAGGCCGGAGGCACCCTCGGTCAGTTTGCGGCACTGTCTGTAAACAAGATTGGGAGTGGCACAAATACCGAGGGCGCGTTTGGCAGTTTTACGTCTAAAGCCCTGAACGAGGTGGAGTACAGCCTATTAGCGCTGAAAGTTACTTTCAACGATTTCATATCAAGCGTTTCTGAGCAGCTAGGAACTCTGCTGGATCGTGCCATGTACATATTAGCCGCGCTAGTTAAGGGGCTCACAGACCTAGCGTCTGGTTTACTGAGCTTAAAGTTAGAACAACTAAAGGCAGCAATCGGGGCATTAGAAACATTATCAAGTGGACTTGCAGTAGCTGCAACTGCCCTTAGCGGCTTCCTAAGCCTGTGGGGTGAATTCATGAAGATCCCCATTGTTCAGCAATTCACCCAAATAAAAGCAACGATGGGCGTGCTAGAAGCAACAGGAGTGATGCCCTTAATTCGTAACGCCGTAATTCTGCGCGGTGTGCTCGCGAACTGGGCACAAGTATCTCAGTTTGTTGTAGCGCAGTTCAATATGCTGCGCGCGATGATTGGGGGCTTAATAGCAGCGATAGGCACGATGTTGGTGAGCATACAGCGTGCTGGTGTGGCTATGGCGACAGCCTGGCAGCCCAGCAGTGTTGCTCTACAGGCGGTCCAACAGGAGCTGCTCAAGATCACTGCACAGCTGGGGTTGGTGGGCGCTGCCGCGCAGAAAGCAGGCGAAAAACTTGGAGGGCTGAACGACACCCAAGGAAAGATAGGTGGTGGCGTAGTAGGGCTGATTGGTGGGATGATCAAGTTCCAGCTAATCATGATGGCAGTCAGCGCGGCCATCAGCCTCGTAATTGAGCGGTTTTCGGCTTGGAAAGAAGAGCAGGACATCAAGCAGAACGCCAACGAAGCTGCACAAGCGCTGCAGTACCTGCAGGCCAATTACCACAAGCTTGGGCAGGAGGTCGACTACGCGACCAAAAAGATTCTTGAAATGAAGCAAGCTCAGGTCGATGAGCAATACAGCAAAGACCTCAAGGCCCTACAAGAGCTTCAAGCGGAGTTGAAAAAGGTACGTGAGGCGAAACAGCGCAACGCCTCTGTAGTTCCGCCGCCGCGCACCGCTCTACCCACGACAGATCTGACTGGTTCGAGCCTAGGAGCTCTTGACGCGGCAGTCGTGGTACAACGCACACTGTTCAGTAGAGAAGAAGAGCTGCTGAAAAAGATTCATGAAATGCGACAGCGCATGCAAGGCGTAGAGCTGCTTAAGGCAAAGCAACAAATGGAAGAAAACATCAGGCTAGAAGCAGATAAGCGAAAGAACTTAGCAAAGGAGATTCAGGATATCAATAGAAGCATCGATAACGATTTGTTCCAGAGGCGACAGGAGCTGGCTCAAAAGGAGGTTGAGGTATTCCGCGCCGCCGGAGAGCTCCGCATCTTCCAGATGGAGCAGGCGAACAAGAAGATGCTGGAGGGACAAGAAGGCGCCTCCGCAGCAGCGATGGAAGCATTGAACAGTTACCTCAGTACACGAGAACGAGGTGAACTCGATATTGAAGCGGCAAAGAAAGCTTTAACAATCGAAGTTGCAAACCTGCAGAAAGCGTCCGATGACTATCGCCTGGAGATCGAGAAGAAGATATTTGACTTACGCAAGCGCGCCAACGAGAACGATGTAAATGCAACTAAGTACCGTGAGCAACTTGTAAATCAGCAACTGGGGGGTCCTGTGCCGGCAGACCTTCAGGGACGGCAAGAAAAAGCAATGGGCTTCTTCATGAGCCGCGGCTTATCGCAGTTGTCCGCTGCTGCTCTCGTTGGTGGGCTAACTCAGGAATCGAAACTGGAATCAAACGCACAGAATCCGAAGAGCGGCGCGGAGGGTATCGCACAATGGCTCGGCACCCGCAAAACAGCAATGGTGGGAGCAGGGGCGCGTAACAGCTTTAACGACCAATTGGAATTTGTGTGGCAGGAACTACAGGGCAGTGAATCCAAAGCCCTTGGCCTTCTGCAGAGCGCGAAGACACTTAACCAGGCGCTGCTGGCTGCGGCCCAGTTTGAGCGGTTCGACGGGTACCAACAGATCGGTGCGGGCACCGAGTGGGGAGACCGTATTGCCTACACCAACGACATTCTCAACAGGAAAGATAGGCGTGGAGCGTCAGTCGCATCTGGGGCAACGACAATGCAAGGCCGTAGTGATATTCCAGACCCCAAAGAAGCTGCTGATAAATATCGAAACTTACTTCAAAGCGCAGCCAACGCCATGGAGCGCCTGCGCGCACTGCAGGCGGCGCTCACTGATGCCAAGACTGCTGCGGCTTTTGAAGAGATCGCCAAAGCAGCCTTCCCGCAGGTGGCCCTGGAGCAATACAGGGATCAATTGGTAGAAGCTGAACAGACACTCAAGGCACTGGCGGAAACAACAGCAGACGCGTATGACCCTGAGGCTCTGAAGATATCTGTTGATCAAGTCACCCAAAGACTCATAAAAGAGCGCGAAATGAAAGAGATTCTGGAAAAAGCAGCTATTCAGAAAAAAGAAGGCAAGTTGACAGAAGAAAAATTCAACAAGCTACAGAAAGACCTCAATGATAAGAAGAAGAAGTTCCTCGAAGACCTCAAAGAAGAAGCACGCCTGAAAAAGCAAGTCCTAGACATAACACGCCAGCAACGCGCAATCGAAGATATTCAGCGCGCGACGGGAGCCATCAAGTTCGACGTCCAGCGTGCGGGTGTACAAGCCCAAGCCACTATGGCCCGCGCCTACGCAGGCGACGACCCGAGAGCGGCGCGTGCAATCGAAGCCGAAGAGAAAATCGCCAATTACCGTATTGAGCTCGAACAGAAGTACGGCGCCGAAAGCGAGAAAGCCCGCAAAGAGCTCCAGGACTTCGCAGCCAGGACTCGCGCCGCTGGGGTCGCCCTCGGTGAGCTCGATGTCGCAGTGCGTGACTACCAGGAATCACTGACCCGAATCCGCGCGGCGGCGGCCACCCTCACCGAGGGCTACAAGGGTTTACTGAAGAGCGCTCTATCCGGTGGCGATATCAAGCAAGCCGTCGGAGACATGACCCGCTCAATCACCGACAAGCTCACCGGCATGGTGCTCGACGCGGCTTTCAAGCCCATGGAGGACATGTTCGTTGAAAAGCTAAAGCAGGTGTTCAATATCCAAGACCCACAGCAACAACTCCAACAGGAGAACAACGCCCAGCTGGGCCTCAATACAGCCGCGATCGAAACGCTGACTGCTGCAATCCAAGCCAGCGCAGTGTCTCCCACAGCAGCTGCCATCGCTCCCGGTCAGGCCACGATCAGCGAGCTCCAAAACATGTCCCCCGAGGACCTCGACTCCACCCTTACAAACACCTTCGTTGGCATGGGGGACGCCGTCATGAACACCAGCAAGAAAGCAGACAAAGCCGCTAAAGACGGCGAAAAGAACTTCGGCAAGTTCCTTGGCTCCATGACCAGCGTCGCGACAGGCGCCCTCGCCATCGTCGGCGCCATCCAAGGTATGCAGAGCTCCAAGGGCGGCACCTACGAAACCTTGATGGGCATCTCCGGCATCTTCATGGGTCTGGGCTCTATTTTCTCCGGTATCGGCGGCCTAGGCAAGAAGGCCCTTGGTGGACCCATCTCCGCCGGCCGCCCCTACCTCGTGGGAGAGCACGGCCCCGAGCTCGTCTTCAGCCGCGACTACGGCACCGTTCTGCCCGCCAACCGCACCCAAGCCCTTCTGGCTTCAACACGTGGTGCCCTCGGAGGGCCCTCCGCAGCGGCTGCCTCCTCGGCCATCGATGCCAATCGCGAAGCCCTGAGCGCAAGCGCCTCCCTCACCCGAGAGCGCTACGTCGAGCGCGTCCTCAGCTCCGGCTCAAGCTCTACCGAGATCAAGTATTCCCGGGTGGGCTCAGGAGATCTGCCCTTCGTCACCGAGGACGACATGCTCCAGGCCACCCGCCTGGCCGCCCAAGAAGGCGCCCGTTTGGGGCAGCAACGCACCCTCGCCGCGCTGCGCAGCAATCCCTCCACCCGCCGCTCGATTGGCGTCTAACCATGGCTGCAGAAATCGCAATCGGCACCTACATCCGCTTCCAAACCCGTACAGGAGCGGACGTAGGTCACGCCTTTCAGAACTTCCACCAAGGCGAAACCCGCACTTACGGAAGCGTGGAGTACACCTACGCCGGCTTCGGGTTCAGTGGTAGCAGCGTCGACTTACAAGGCAGCAACATACGGGCTTCACTTGTCTTTGCAGTCGGACAACTACTTTTGAACTTCGTACAAGAGGCTGCCGACAGCCGCTGGATTGTCCGCATTCGTACCGTCTGGCTCGACCCAGACACTTTCGAAGAAACCTCTACTTTTACAGAGGAGACGTACCAGATCTCCGGTTTTCAGCACGAGGGCAGTCGCCTATCACTTGACCTGAGCAGCCCTTTGGATGCCGTCAGTGGCCAGGCACCGCGACGCACGCTCAGTCAGTACCTCGTGGGCAACCTCCCAAGCACCGGCCAGATCTCCTTCACCTGATGCTCAGCCCTAACGACCGCCCAATCGTCCTCCTCCCACAGGACCGCGAGCTCATTGAGCTTTTAGGTCTCACCGAGAGCGAGTACCGCCAGTTTCTGCGCGAAGCGGTAAAGCGCTCTCGGGTAGAACCCGGCAAGCCGGTGAACTTCATCGACTTCGGCCTGGTTGCCTTGATCTTCACGGTCATCGGCCTCCTGCTTCAAGTTGCCGCGCTGTTCTTCAAGCCAAAGACGAGTCGACCCCCCGACATCCGACAGACCTCCGACCCGGGACAGAACGTCGTCAACCGCACCGAGTACGCCCCCAAAGCGGGCTTCGACTCCTTGCAGAATGTGGTCGAGCTGGGCTCCGCCATCCCCCTAGTTTTCGCTAAGCGCGAGACAATTGACGGTGTCACCTACGGCGGAGTGCGGGTCAACACGAACCTGCTCTGGAGCCAAATGCTCAGCCTGGGGGGCGGCCAAATGCTCAGGGCGGTGTTCCTGATCTCTGAGGCCACGATCGGCGACGTTGACCCTAGCCAATTCGCCTTCGGTGACAACGTGATGGGCGCGTATGACCTAGCAGAGGCAAATGCCGCCAGCAGCCGCGTCACCTTCTACGTCTCCAAAGATGGGGGGCGCTTGACCAGCGCCGACCGCGTAGCCGGTCGCCTTGCTGCCAACGACCTTGGCAACGCACAAAACGTTGGCGCCGAGGATGTTTTCTCAATTGCCGGGCTGAACGGCGCCTGGACCACTGACTTCTGCTATACGTTCAAGCCTTCAACCCAGACACAGTTTGGTGTCTACCAGTTGATTGGCAATGGTTTCGGGTTCAGAGTTAACCCCGCTCTTCGACCAGCCGTAGTTGTTAAGACGGAGCCAAAAGGCGATCAAGGCGATATTCGCTTGCGCTGTTTACAGGATGGCGTGTCCCGTGCCCAGCGCGACAAATACAACACCAAGTTCAGCTCGCGTAGTGGTGTAACCCAGCTCAACGGCACCCCCATCAGTGGCGTCATGTCCCTTGTCGTGGGCGACACCGTCACCTACGTTCTGGACTCTGCCAGCGACGCCAATACTCAGTTCATCGGTGTTCAGGAGGGCCCAAACCACAAAGAAACCTGCCGTGACGTGGCCCAGGCAGTTTCAGGCCGCCAACGCAGCTGGGACGATGCTCTAACAATCGGAGAGCTGTACCGGCTAGGCAGCGCCTTGCTGATCTGCGAAAGCCGCTCTCCCGCTGACGAGATTTTCACCTCCGAGGCCGACCAGGAACCTATCGGTGGGGGCCAGACAATGAGCGTGGTACTGCGTTGTGTACGCGCAGGCACAGCAGTCTTCAACCCCACTAGCGGCACCGCCAACGCGACCCAGACCAGCCATCTGTTCAAAACCGCGGTGGCCAACTTCTCCTTGCCCCGTGCGGCACAGATAGTGGAACTCGGGCTGCGCAGCACATTAGGAATTCGTATCAGCGGCCTCTGTAATTTCCGAGATTCGCTAAGCGAAACAGAGATCGACGGCCGCGCCTGTAACTATTACAACGGCCGAGTGTATGACTCCGGAGAGAGCCTTGACCTTTCGAGCTATCAATCCGGCAGCTTCTCTGGCGCAGAAATGCGCTATTCATTCTTTAAGATTAGCTACCGAATAGCAGGTAGCAACAGCGGCTACACATCGCTGGAGCCGTGTTTTGGCGTGCGCAGTTTAACTCAACAGGCGGTGTACAACTATATCCGTTTGCAAATGCCGTCGATGCAACGTTGGGAATATCGCCTGGAGCCCGTAACAGGCTGGGAGATCCGCAATTCTATCGCTAGCGGAAATCTAGAAATCCTTGATAGTCGCATCACAGGCACACGCAGCGTGGGGTCAGGCAGCGGAACCGAAACCGTTATGATTACGTACTCGGGGGAGCCAGTTGCGCGAACCGCAGACACCTTCGCCATTGCCGCCACTAGGGACAAGGCCCTTGGTGTAACGCTGTCTGACACGCGCGACTATGCCGATGACTGGGGCAAAGTGGCAGAGGCTTTTGTCTTTGAGGAGCTCCAGACGAGCGCCCGCTCCCCCGAGCACGAACTGGTCTATGTGAACCTGCTCGCGCCCAACCCCAACATCCCCGAGTACGAAAGCCTGGCAACCGTTGGGGTCAACCTGCGCAGCAGTACAGAAGCGAGCCAACTAAATCAGCTATCGGTGTACATCAACGAAGGCATAGGTAGTGTGCATACCTTCCCCGAAGTGTACAGCATTCTGCTCAAGAACTCGGTTTTCGGCGTAGGTGAGATTCTAAGCCCTGAGCAAATCGACAATGAAAGCTTCACCGAATGCGCGGCATGGACGCGCGCACGCAAATACTTCTTCGATGGCGCGATTGCGCAGCCTATAAACCTACGTCAATGGGGCAGCCAAACAGCCGGTTTCTTCCTCTTGGACATGGTCATCAAGAACGGCCGATTTGCACTACAACCTGCGTTCTACTTCAACCAACCTGAGCCTATCACCAATCTCTACACCGCCGGAAACATCATTGACGGCAGCTTTGAATTTGCTTACGCCGACATCGAGCAACGGACCCCGAGCCGAATCAGCGTAAAGTGGAGGCAAGAGAAAGCCTTCGATACAGAAACAAACAAGGGCCTATTCCCTGTAGTCCGCGAAGTGACGGTGTGCGAAGTAGGCACTCCTAAGAACGCCCCTCTCGAATCAATCGATTTGAGCGACTTTTGCACAAGCGAGAACCACGCCATCGACGTCGGCAAATACATTTGCCGAGGACGACGATTGTACACACACTCTGTGAAATTTAAGACCGTGCCGACCCAGGCAGCAGTACAGGTCGGGCGTTGTATAAAGCTGGGCCTTGAGACCGTGGCCTACAACCAACCGAACAATGGCGCGATAGATAAGCACGGGGCAGTTACAACCACAGAGCCCCTCGCTGATGGCACTTACAGGGTGTTGCTTTGGGATGGCAAGGCTACGCAAGTGATCGAGGCCGACCTCGAAATACTAGACCAGCGCACCACCCAGTACACCAGCGCGGTCTTTTGCGTGAAGCAGACAGCGAACGAAGTCCGCACGTATAAGGTGCAGTCCGTAGGCTACGACGAGGATGGCAACGTAGCGATAGAAGCCATGTACTTCCCTCTCAATAGTAATGATTACAGCCTGGTGGCAGAAGGCTGGGACGTGAGCTCAAACTGGGTGATCGAAGGCGCACTAGGCAGCAGTGAGGTCAGCGGGACTGCAATCAGCCCTTTCAACGGAGTCTCACTGATCGGCCCGAATACGCTCACCGTCAACGAGGCCTCAACATTTACCGCCCTGGTATCCGGGGGTGCGGGCAGCTACAGCTACAGCTGGAGCGGAAGCGGGGTAACTTTTGGGGCGGCTTCAGCGGCCAGCACGACTGTAACAGCCACGAGCGCGGGCAACAAAACGATCACCTGTGCTGTCACACGAGGGAGCACGACACTCGCGGTCAGCAAAACAGTTACCGCCGTAGTTGCAACAAGCCAGGGGACTATTGGCACCGTAACAATTACCGGCGATGCCACGGCGGTCGTGAATAGCGCCAAAACTTATAGCGCCTCACGCTCAGGCACAGTTGCACTCGCAGACTGCTTCTATAACTGGACCACTATTCCTACTACGTCTACAGTCGCTAGTGCTGGAACAGCTACAGCATCTATCACATTCGAAGTCGCTGGAACATACAGCGTTATCTGCACAATTAGCTCTCCTTACGCTAGCGACAGCCCGAAGACGCAGACAAAAACGGTCACCGTGACATGACGACTGCTTTCCCCACTATCGCTCCGAGTTCTCGCTCCGTCACTCTGGGTCAATTCCCGGTCAAACGGTTCACAACGATTGCCGGCACGGGCGCAACCCGGGCCTACGGCAGCCAGCCGTTCAACGCATCACTATCCCTGCAGTACGACAACATCACGGACACGCTTGCCCTTGAGATAGTCGAGGCCCACGAAGCCGCGTACGGCAGCAAAAACGCCCTGGCCCTTCCCCCGGAGGTCTGGGATGGTATGGATTTGAACCTCCGAGTTCGGTTGGAGCGCGACTACACCTGGCGATTCGCCGAACCCCCACAGCTGACATCCGTGCACCCAGGGATCAGTAGCATTGGTGTAAAGCTTGAAGGCCAGAGGGACGGCTAATGGCAGTAGTTACCGGAGCTCATGGCGCACTGCGCTACCAGAATGTCGCTCTTGCGAAGTGCAGAAACTTTTCTCTTGACATCAACAGAGATGCTTTGGAGTCAACAACCCTGGGCTCTTACGATCGCACATTTGTCGAGGGAATCCGGGGAGCCACAGGCAGCACTACGATCTTGTACGACAACGATGATACAAGCGCTGTACAACTGCTAAATAGTATTCTAAGCAATATCTCGCAACAACATCAAATTAGCCTTGTACTCAACACACTAATGAACAAAGAGCTACAGGTCAACGCCATAATTACTCAAGCCAGTGTGCCTGTCTCAGTTGGTGAGGTTACAGCTTGCAGTGTCAACTTCACTGTTACAGGTCCTATCGAAGGTAGCTTCTAATGGCTGTACTTGGGCACCGAGGGCGTCTCCGCCTCAGACGGGAGGCTCCTGAGCCCACAGTCCTGCGCCCGGGAAATGTCAACGTCGCGAGTAACAGTATCTACATGCGCAACCCCGCCTTCTGGAGTGGGGATCTCGTCACGCTGAGCTGTGTCAATGGTCTCCCTTTGGATGCGTCCTCGGGGGGACCTGACTGCCCCGACGGCTATGGCGTGTACTACGGGAGTGATTGGTACCTCGGCAGTAACCGAAGTCATATCACGAGTGAGACGTCGAACTTTTACACGGCTTCAGGTGCGGTACAGTTCTATATGCGACAGGAGGAAGCAGGGCTTACCACAAGCGCCGACTACTACTGTTATAGAGACCAGCTTGACCGCCTGAGCTTCTACACCACACGTACAGCCGCGCTAAACGGCAGTACGGCAGCGCGTATTAGTTTGTACAAGGTCGACTTTAACGCTCTTATTGTCTCCGCTGCTGGATCAACAGAGTATCAAAACGCCATCGCCGAGTGCAGTGCAGACATCGGGGACTACGCATTTAGCGACGTTCAGGATGAAGTCAGCCTGGCCTCGATCTGTGACTTTGCACCTGAATACACCGCTCCCCCCGCCTGGATCACCGAGTACGACAACGCCGACTTAACACCGCGCTACTACGTGAACGCCGGAACAGGCGGCACGCTCTGGGCTGTGCAAGCTGACATCGTTGAGTGGTCTCTGAACCTAACTTCAAGCGAGGTCGACACTACCGCAGTTGGAGAGCGTTTCGGAGATGCGGTCAAAGCTGTGGTGACAGGTGGAGGCACTATTGACTTCCTTGTCGAACGCGAAAATCGCGCAGAGACAGCTAGAGACACCAGTACATTATTACGCTTACTTCTGCTAATAGAGCGGGGTTGCAAGGCCGATGCTCAGTTCTGGATGATAACTAATCGCGAGGATAGCAATAGCCATTTATTGCCCGGTGATCTGTACTACGAAACTCAGCTAATGGTGACGTCAACAGCGATCAACACGCGCGCTGACGAGCTAATAGCCGGCTCGCTCAACTTTGTCACCGTTGGCGAAATCGCGCTGCGCGAGGGCACCAACTGATTCACCCTTACACTGTGACAAATAATGGTCTAGCTGCGCAGTGACCAAGATCGTTCGCGGTGGTCAGTCGGGGTCCCTCGACCACATCAACAGCTCTCAGGCGACCTTCCGCACCCAGATCGCGGCCCTAACCGATGCGGTCCGCCAACTGGGGGGTGCTGCAGAAATCGGCTCTGGCGCTGTCGTAAATGACCCCCTGACCGCTCCCTACGTTCTTTACGTCAATCCATATACAGGTTCAGATCGCTTTGTAGGTGGCAATTACAGCACCAGCGGTGACGCTAAACAGCGCATCGAGCTTCAACGCCTTGAATGCGGCTACACCGAGGCGCGTCCATTCAAGACGATCAACCGTGCCATTATTGAAGCCGGCATTATTACAGCAAAAAGCTATTACGAAAGCCCTCTAACAAATAACGATCTTGTCAGTATTGTCCTGATGCCAGGTGCCGCGACTGTGCTTAACGGTCCAGGCACCGGCTCTGTATCTGAGTGGGCCGCGACGAAGGATCCCACCGAGGCCGAGCTTGAGGCTTTCAACCCGAGCACTACGGGCGGCATCTTGCTGCCTCGCGGCATCAGTCTGTGCGGCCTCGATCTGCGCAAGACGATTATCCGCCCCAACACGGTACCTGCTGTTGCGGACGAAGCGTCGGACGCCAGCAACCGCCGATCGATCTTTAAGGTCACTGGTACGGGCTACTACTTCGGCTTCACCTTTATGGACAAGGTGAGCCTGGCAGCAAGTCACCACCTGTTGCATTGCTTTGAATTCGCAAGCCAGGCAGAGCTTGATCAGTTTTACACGAAGATCCGTCAGGCCTTTGGCGGAACCAACAATACTGGCGGTCTTGACAATGCTTTAGCCGTAACCCGTACAGCCGAGTACGAGATTGTTGGCCCTCAGCCAGCCGATGGATCGCAGACCATCAATACTGACACAACGCTTTCGGCCTCGCCATATATTTTCAACTGCAGCATCCGCTCCAATTATGGTTTGTGTGGGATTTACGCCGATGGTAACAAAACCTCCGGCTTCCGCTCCATGGTTGTCGCACAGTTTACCGGCGTTTCTCTGCAGCGCGATCTTGCTTGCTGGCAGAAATATGACGTCGGTCAAAGTCCGCGCTGGGGCACATATTTCGCTGATTACGCCGACTACATAAGCACCGATCCGGATAGCGTGCGAATGAACCCGTCGCGCCGTAGTTTCCATATTCGCGTTGTAAATAATGCGATCATTCAGGAGGTGTCTGTTTTTGCGATTGGACAAGGCGTACACCACTGGACTCAATCCGGTGGTGAAATTACTATAACAAATAGCAATAGCAATTTTGGAGGGTGCGCCTCGATCTCGGAGGGGTATCGCTCTACGGCGTTTAATTCAGACAAGAGCTGGGTTGTAGATCGAATTCGCGTAGCGACCAACCTAACTGACAATGAAAACAATGTTCGGTTAATCTATCTAGGGACTGTTGAATCAATCACCAGTACCTCTATCACGCTGGCGACTGACCTAGGTGAGTCTGCTGCTACTCCCGGTGTACCAGACATACTGGCGCGTGAAGGATACACGCTCCGCAGCGGCAGCTATATCTGGGTTGAAAACCCGCTTGGAGATGACTGGCGCAGTCCGCTTGCCGGCACCGCGTGGTCACCTACTTTGGCTGACAGGATCAACATAACAACTGCTCTTCTGGATCAGAGTGGGGATCCAGTTGGGACTAGCACGGATGAGAACGGGGTTACAACGATCAATGCAATTGGCAAGCGGGTTTATATTCGTCGTCTTGTCGATACACGCACTCCAGATCAACGTCGCTTCTCACTGAAGCTTAATACTACGGCGAGTACAACGCGTGCACCGTTGCGCGATTACGCGCTTCAGGTAGTGCCAGGGACAACTGGTATCTCGTCTCTGATTCCGACAGTTTCAACGCTTGTGGTGAGCAGTTCTGCTCCAACGCTTACAAGCGGCGTTGGAGTTGCTGCATCAAATGACGTTGTGCTGCGTCGCGCCAATGCCTCTGCTGCCTGGACAGCTAATTCCTACTACCGCAAGGGCGAAACGGTAAAGAGGAACGACAAGCACTTTACTTGCATAAAGGAAAACTCGGATAGTGCGTTTGATGCTGCCAATTGGGACGAGTCGTTCGTGCACATGGCTAGCGATTACAATCCAGAGGATTTCTACAAGAATGAAGTACCCATATTAGTATTTGATAATGACACAGATGGCACGCAGCTTTCAGTTACTCTGGGTTACAACCTATCTACTGTTTGGAGCACGGATTCAGCAATTCAATCACAGTATCGAACTGCCGCTGATTATCGAGGTCTCCATTTATTCCTGACCGCTCTCGGCTTTAGTACCGCCCAGGCTCACACAATACTTACGCCCAAGCCAGAGGCTTCCAGGGACCTAAATCCTTCGAGCAGCGTAGCTATGGGTGGCTATGTGCCGAATGGTTCCGCTAATGCGCTCGCCAACTGGGCCGTTGAGTTCCGCCGGCCAAGCATTGTGCGCCTATTCGGCCACGCCTGGGAATGGTCAGGTTTTCTTAACTACACGAAAGCCATACCTTCTTATCAGAAAGAACTTAGTCCTCAGAATAAGTTCACCTATTACTTCACTAATGTTGATGGCGGGCGTGTTTATGCGACCGGATTCAACGAAGAGGGCTTCCAGGTTTCCCCCCGAGGTCTTGAAGACATCGCTACGGGCACGACACTAAGCGTTGAATCGATCGGGGCAAGCGATCTTACGCTTGACACGCCAACTGAATTACAGAATCTAACGCTGAAAGGTAAAACGACCATAGAAGGCACTCTTGAGATTACCGCTACTTCGATTACGTTCCCGGCTGGTTTTTCTGCTACAACGACTAGCGCCGGTCCCGGAGAGATCGCGAGCATTTCAGAAATTGAGACAACATCAAAAGTTGTTTCAGATTCAGAGCTGAATAGGCTTGGCCCTAAGTTTATTACCGCAGCTGGCCTTAAGTATTGGGCTTCGTGGGCAAACGTACAAACAAAACGCACGACATCAATGGTGCTTTATGTCGTGCCAGACAATGCAGTGCTTGGCGGTACTTATAGTTTCAATGGCGCAAGTACAACCCTTACCGCTGATCCAGCGCGAAGCAGTGCACTTGTTTCCACTGATCCGCCGACGAGCGCGGCTAAAGCCGTGAAACTTGCCGCTGCCGTCGCCTATGCAAACGCAAATAACAGTACGCTTGAGACCGTTAACTATTACCTCGCAAATGGTCCGTATTGGACATCGGTTACTTTTAATCATATAGCAAACGTTTATGGGGCGACTTCTCAGTTCCCATCTGGCAATACGGTCGCAGACTACACCCAGCCAGCAACGCCTCCAACGACAAATGTAAAAGCAATGATGGATACCTATGCTATCCCTTGCTTTGCCACCAAGTTAAATGTTAGTGTTGACAGCATCCTAGAGCAGTTTTATTATGTGGCCAGTCCCGCATCACTTTCTTTCAGCTATGGCGGCTCTATTCAAGGAATAGGGTGGCAATCCGTTTCTAAGACTTTAGCCGATGAAACTAATTACCCAGATTCTGGAGTAGTTTCAAGCTCCCTTATTCCCTATCGCACAAACGGTGTTACATTAGCCGCAGTTTTAGATGGCTACTCGCAAAGCCTCGCCTCTAGCTATTTATTCGCAAAGTTTTATGGTGGAGTAAATATAGCTGTAGGGGGAGGATCCCTTACTGTTCAGGACTGCATTTTCGGCGCGAAGGCATCCGGGCTCGGAGCTATTGGATACGGCGATCTCGGACCCACAATTCGTCCGACTGGCAATTCGACACTGGTAATGCGTGGATTGTATTTCCTAGGTAACACTCAACTGTCGCCTGCTGACTTGCCTTTAACGATTGCGAAGGGTATCTCAATATCTGGCGGCAATAACGTATATGGTGTCCAGAACACGCAGAATTTCGTGAGTACGAGACGAGAGACGTCTGGTGCCGTAGATGTCACGCTAGTGTTTAACAATAGATACCAGAAGAACTCAGTTGGCAACGCGTCCGAGCGGAATCTAGATGGGAACTGCATTCACATACTAGATAACAATGGCTATTATGGACTAATGGCAAATCGCGAAGCCACCGATGGTTCGCGTGGCGCCACAATGAATTTCTTCTTTGGAGATATGGCGCCAGGCAGCCGTATCTACACAGGCGGCTACTCAAGTTGGTACTTCAATTTCACCCTGCCCAACAAATACCAGGGCTTTGCCGGCACGTTTGGCGACTGGGCCAGCTCCGGTCAAGGGCCTTATGGGATGTCCGGGTCGCTGGACCCCCTTAATTTCTATAGGTATGCGTCATACAACGGCTCTGTGTTCATTCAGGCCACCTCTGGAGCGAGGTTGACCCATAACAAGAACGCGACTATAACCGCATCTATCTCCGGAACAACCATGACTGTAACAGCCGTTACGACTGGAGTCGTTAGCATTGGTCAAGAGATCTCTGGTGCCGGTGTAACTTCAGGTACGACAATTACAGCGCTTGGAACTGGTACCGGAAATACAGGTACATACACGCTAAGCACTTCTCAGACCGTCGCATCTACGACGATTCAGTGCTTCCCCAAATACGGCCCTGGAACTCAGGTGACGGCCTACAGCGATTCTTCGCTAAACGGACTCAACCTCCGAACATCTATTTTCTTTAGGGGGGTTGATGCTGATACTGCCCAAGTTGTGGGTGGTGGACTGGAAGGGCTAACCGTAAACTCTACGACTAGATACGTCTTTTATGGGTGATCCATAGACTGTGGGGGCAGGCGAATGTCCTGCCGAGTCCGGAGGTATTCCAATGTCCCTGCAGGTCATCCTGAAGAATTCCAGCGTGTTCGGCAAGGAGCCTCTGGCCAGCCAACTCGCGAATGGCGAACTCGCGCTTAATTATCACGCAGACGGTCCATTTCTAACTTGTAAAGATAGCGCGGGCACTATTAGAAGAATCGCGGGCGTCTGGATTTCCGCGACAGCCCCTGCCTCTCCTACGCCAGGTGAAACGTGGCTTGATATAAGCCTTACGCCCGCTCAACTGAAGATCTATCAGGACGTGGTGAATGGCTGGATTTTTGCTGTAGCGGTCAACGTCGCAAGTACGTCAACGGCTGGTGTTGTTCAGCTTGCCACGTCCGTTGAGACGCAAACGGGCACTAATTCCACCAAGGCGGTGACGCCCTTGGGCCTTCAGAGCAAGATCAGCGATTCCACGAGTACGTCTTCAAATACCACGATTGCCTCCAGCGCAGCCGTTAAGACTGCCTACGACCTCGCCAATACCGCTCTACCCAAAGCTGGTGGCACTATGACTGGCCAGATTCTGGCCGACGATTCCACCTCCCCGAGCACGCCAGGCTACGCCTTCGACGGCGACACCAGCACAGGCCTGTTGCGCACCGGCTCTAACGCCCTTGCCCTGTCAACCGGTGGTTCCTCGCGCTTAACGATCTCGGCTACGGGTGTCGTCACTATCCCCGGTGATCTTGTTATCAACGGTACAACTACAACCGTTAACACAGACAACCTGACCGTAAAGGACAAGAATATTGAACTTGGCAAGGTTACCACTCCTACGGACATTACGGCTGATGGCGGTGGTATAACCCTAAAGGGAACTACTGACAAGACTCTAAACTGGGTAGATGCTACAGATAGCTGGAGCTCATCTGAAAATATTAACCTTGCTAGTGGAAAAACCTACAAGATAAACAATGTAGATGTATTAAGTGCAACTGCGCTTGGAAGCACTGTTCAGATTAGTAGCGCCAATATCCCAAGTGGGGTGATTGTCAATGATGATGTTAGCGCCACCGCTGAAATTGCTGTTAGCAAACTTGCTGATGGTGCTGCCCGTCAATTGTTGCAAACCGACGCCGCTGGCACTGGTGTTGAATGGGCAAGCAATATTGACATTCCTGGCACCTTAGATGTAACTGGAGCCACTACGCTGGATTCCACTCTTACTATTCCATTAGGTTCTGCCGCTGCCCCATCAATTTATCCTAGTGGTGATACCAATACTGGCTTATATTCTCCCGGTGCGGATCAGCTTGCTATTACTACAAGTGGAACAGCACGGCTCACCATCGACAGCTCCGGCCGCGTGGGGATTGGCACTACTAGTCCTGGAGAAAACCTGGCTGTTTGGGGTGCGGCTTCCAACCCTGGTGTTATCGGAATAAATGGTGAATCTGGCCAGGTGTCTAGGCTTCAATTCAAGCGGGCAAATACCAACCGATTCAAGATTGAATGCGACATAAGCGACAATCTTCTGTTCTACTCGGATGCTTCAACTGCAGAACGCGCCCGCTTCGACAGCTCCGGCAGGCTGCTGGTGGGGACGAGTGATGCCCGGTCGGTGTTTAGAAATAGCACTAACACTGCGCTATTGCAGGTAGAGGGTGCGAATGATGAAACCAGGCGATATACGTCCACAACTTATGGACTGGTAGGTGCTTCTGGTCCCATTCATATATTTGCCAAGCATCGCTCCGACACACTAGGGGGGCAAACGATTGTAGCCTCTGGAGATGAGATTGGAGGTGTTCTTTTCTCCGGCTCGGATGGAACTAACTTTGTGGATGGTGCATCAATCTACGGCTACGTGGACGGCACCCCCGGCGCTAATGACATGCCAGGCCGCTTGGTATTCAGTACCACTGCTGATGGCGCGGCCTTCCCGACGGAGCGGATGCGCATCGACAGCGCCGGCAGGCTGCTGGTAGGAACAGGATCAAATAATTCTCGTTCTGATTTCTTTAGTACCAATCTTTATGAGCCCCTTCTGCAAGTAGAAGGTGCGTCTAGCAGCGGCCAAGATTCCTCGCGCTTCGTTTCCCTTGTTTTTGGAAACGCCAGTGCTAATGGTCCTATTTTTGTTCTTGGAAAACACAGAAGTAACACCAAAGGTGGAGTCACGTTAGTTGTTTCTGGGGATGAGTGTGGAAGGGTTTCTTTCCAGGCGGCAGATGGAGCCAAGCTCAATGAAATAGCAACTGTTGTCGCTAATATTGATGGTACACCCGGTCTTAATGACACACCAGGCAAGCTCTCGTTTAGCACGACGCCCGATGGATCGACCCTTCCAGTAGTAAGGCTGTCAATCGACAGCGCCGGCGACATCAATATTTCGACTGGTGGCAACATCAAGGCTGACTTCAGCAATGCAACGCTTACCAGCAGGACATACTTCCAGACTTCAACTGCCAATAACGCGACGACTGTAGGCGTAATCCCCAATGGAACCAGTACAGGCTCGGCACTTTACGCTTTCAATAACTCAACGCCAACCAACGCCTCATACGTTGGAGCAGTTGTAACAAATACCGTTGGAACAATCCGCAGCGCCATCACAGGCACCGGCACCTATCTGCCTCTGACGTTTGAAACCAACAACCAAGAGCAGGCTCGCTTCACCACCACCGACCGTTACTTCCGCATGGCCGCCAGCACGGGCGGTATCCAGTTCAATGGCGACACGGCTGCAACCAATGCGCTAGATGATTATGAGGAGGGAACTATTACGACACCTGCGATTGCAGGAACAACTACAGCGGGAACCGGCACTTACTCAGTCCAAGCGGGGCGCTACACAAAGATTGGACGACTGGTCCAAGTACAAATACGTCTAATTTGGAGCGCCCATACCGGTACAGGCAACATGAAAATTACCGGTTTACCGTTTACGGTTTTATCCACAGGCGGAAGTTCTGAAGTTGCAGCTGCTTTAAGAATTAATAACTTGACTTCACCCGCCAGTACAACGGTTCAGGCTGTTTGCGTTTCCAATACAACTGAGATCAACTTTGAATCAGTAGCAATTGCTGGAGGATTGGCTACTCTATTGGCTCTCGATACTGCTGCAGACGTACTGGTAACTGCTGTATATACAACCTAACACATAGCCCGCAACGGCTTAAAACTACGGCCTAAACCTGCTATTGCCGGAGGCAATTTCTAATGGCTACATTCACCGAGCGCCAAGAACACAAGATCGAAATCATCCCGCCTTACTCGATCCTCCAATGCCGCCGTGCGGACATCGTGGAGAAAGATGGCGAAGAAGTAGGACGTACTTACCACCGCCACGTACGTGTGCCTGGTGACGACGTGAGCGGCGACTGCGCCGAACTGCAGGCCGTCGCCAACGCCTTATGGACATCCGAAGTTATTGCGAATTATCAAGCATCGCTACCTACTTCTTAAGCTCTAGTCACACACTCCCAACGCAGCCCCACGCAATGAGCACAAACTTCTACTGGCGTATTACGACTATGGAGCGCACAACAGCTGATGGTATCGTCACCACAGTTCACTACACTATTGACGCGGCTGACACTACTTACAAAGCTGGTGCTTATGGCAGCATCGGCCTAGAGCCCCCAGAACCAGACGACCTGATTCCCTACGGCGCCCTATTTGAAGAGCTGTGTGTTGAATGGGTCAAGAACGCACTTGGCGCAGAAAAGGTTTCCGAGATCGAAGCAGCTCTGCAGGCCCAACTGGATGAACAGCGCGCCCCGAGCCGCGCACAGGGACTGCCGTGGAGCACTAATTAACGAGACGGGAGGCCCTCCCTATCCTGAAGCAACCGCGATGCAGCATTGGCCACCAAATCCAAATCCGGTGTAGCTGCCGCTCGTCGGGCCTTCAAAAAAGGCCCACCAAAAACAACATCCCAAGGCCAAGGACAGCATTCCTGCCCCTCTCGCCGAGGCCGCAAAAAGACTCGCGGTCAAGGCAAGTAGCCATGGACCCCCACACCCGTGAGAACTGGCGCAAAATCAAAGCCGCTCTAGAGGCAGCACAGAAGACTGATTGCTCCTACTACAAACGTGCCATAGCGATCCTCGCTGGGTGCCCCGATCCTTGCAGCCATCCCGCTTGGCCGGGCCTAGATACGCTGAAGCTATCGGACACACAACCCCGTGATTGAGGTCGTTGCTGCCGCCCTCGGGGCCTCAATCACTGCCGGCGCGCTGGGCTTAGGCGCCATCGGTAGCCGCTCACGTGAAGGCCGCGATGCTGTCATCCGACTAACTGCTGCAGTCGAAAACGTCGCTTCCCGTCTCGAAACACTCCATGTCGACATCAAGGCGGACCGTCGCGAAACCCTCAGCCGCCTCGGTGGCATCGAGCAGCGCGTCTCCAAGCTCGAAGCGCTCCCGAACTTCGGCAAGCGCTGCACAGACCATGAGTAACCCAATTGTAGTAACGCTAGTACTCAGACTCCTAGTAGCTTGCTACTCGTACATGCTGGTCATGGCAAGCGCCAATGTCGCCAGTTGTGAGTGGCGGCGCCCTGGCCAGTGCGGCAACCAGTGGACGCAGGCGTTCACCGTGGCGGGCGGCGCCGCTTCAACCTTATGGGCTTACATCACTGACTCACCTGTCCAAGGATCCACAACCCGAGGGCGGTCTAGACGTACCTCTACCACCTCAGAACGATGAACTTCCTCCTCATTCACCTGGGGAACGCGCTACTACGCATCGCCCTCGATCAGAGCTTGCGTCGTGTGCTGCCCTTTATCTATAGGCGCCTCGACGATGAGCTTCCTTCGCTCCTGGTCCGCTACGCACCCCCTTCCAAAATCGAGGGCGTCATCGCAAGCGCCATAAACGATGCCACCGGTAAGCGGGCCACCCCTGATCAGATTGCCACAGTGATAACGCTGTACGACCCGGTGAAGGCAGCTTTGCGGAACGTCCGCCGTTAACCCAGCTGAGCGATCCCGCTACGCTTGGATGGGAGGCTATTCGCGATGAAACCTGCGGTCTACAACATTAGTCCATCGCGCAACGCCGATTATTATCTAGGGGAACCCTTGCGCTTCAAAGATAGCACTGGAGCTGCCATAAATCTTACAGGGTGGACAGTACTAGCACAGGTATGGGACTTAGCGGGCAGCACTAAGCTTGCCGATTTCGAAGTTACCTATGTCGACCGCGCCAACGGCATTGTCCTACCAAAATTAGCCTATACAGTCACGGCGACACTTCCCAACGAGTGCTTATACGACGTAATGCTAATAAATCCCAGCGGAAAACGTACTTATTATCTTGAGGGAACTTGCACCCCTGACAAAGGAGTAACGGTGCCATGAGCGATATACGATTAGGCGTAGTAGAAATTACTGACGGAACCTCAGTAAATCTGGAGGTCACTGAAACAAACGCTGTTGCGCTAGAAGTCATTCATCCCGGCCCACAGGGACCTGCAGGACCCTCAGGCGATGCGTTACCAACTGGCGGCAACGCAGGTGACCTATTAGTTCGTAGTGGTTCTACAGGCACTTGGACTGACACACCGACAGTTCAAGCACTCAACCTGAAGACGACCGGCGGCAATGCCGACACGGCCGGCGAGCTGGCGTGGAACGAAGACGAGCAGACGCTGGACGTTGCCAAGGGCGGCGGCACGGTGCTGCAGGTCGGCCAGGAGATGAGCTTTCTGGTATACAACGACACGGCAAGCACGATTACGGAAGGCACCGGCGTGATGTACGTCGGCACCAATGGCGCGAGCGGTCAGCTGAAGGTGGCGCCGATGCTTGCGAACGGCACCCTGCCGGGACATGTGTTCCTCGGCGTGATGACGGAGACGGTGGCCGCGGGCAGCAGTGGCTTTGTCACCAGCTTCGGCAAGGTGCGCGGGATTGATACCACCGCCTTCCCGGTGGACTCGATCCTGTACTGCGATCCAGTAAACCCTGGCGGATTTGTGACGGTCGAGCCGGATGGCCCGAACCTGAAGCTGCCGGTGGCGGCGGTGATCAGCTCGGCCAACAACGGCATCATCTTTGTGCGGGCTGCCACGGGTCAATTCCTGAAGGACTGCCACGATGTGGAAACCAGCGACGCGCACGACGGCGACGTGCTCACGTGGGCGGATGCGGCCAACCGTTGGGAGCACAAGCCCCCGACAAACGGCTCAGCACCGCGAAGCATCACGATCGCTGGACCGCTGGCGGGTGACAGCTTCACGCTGTTCCGCACCAGCCGCGAGACCACTATCAGCAGCGTGGTCGGGTTGGTCTCGGGAGGATCCGTGACCTACGAGCTGCGCTATGCCGCAGACCGCACCACGGCTGGCACGCTGGCGACGGTGCCGGACACTGTGACCAATACCACCACCGGAGACGCGGCCACAGTGCAGAACCAGCCCATCCCGGCAGCACGCTGGGTGTGGGTTGAGATCACCACGGTCAGCGGGGCGGTGGACGAGTTCAATCTGTCCGTTGCGTTCTGACCGTAGACTAAACCCATAGAACAGGAGCCCACTACTGATGGCGACCTTCAACAAGTTCAACTCGTTCGTGGAGGCGCTGGCCGAGAAGGTGCACAACCTCGGCAGCGACACGCTCACGGTGGCGCTGACCAACACGCTGCCGGTGAACACCAACACGCAGCTGACCAACATCACCCAGATCAGCTACACCAACATTCAGAACGGCACGACCACGGGCCGCGACCTGACTGGTGTGACCTCGGCGCAGACCAGCGGCAGCTACAAGCTGGATGCCAACGATCTGGTGCTCACTGCCACGGGCACGGTGCCGACGTTCCATTACGTGGTGCTTTACAACAACACTGCCACC